ATCCGGGAAGTTCTTTTCGATGTCTACGAGATTAGATCCATCTCTGGAACTGTAAGCGACAAAGGCATCAACATCGTCAACCCCGAATTCACTAGCAAGCGACCTGATCCTGTCCTCTATGGTGCCGGCAGGCTGATTAGGTGCCGGTGGAGTTGCTTTCTTGATCCGTTTTTTCAAGGAGTCCACCTTGTTTTCAGTAGGAACAGTGTTGGGGGCCTCCCCGATCTCAAACCAGTCGCCGGGGGCGCTTATGCCGTCTTTCATGCTGTTATAAACCTTCCGAAGCTGTATAATTTGAGCTGGCGTGATGGCATCAAGCCTTCGTTGAATCCGCTTTTCAATATGGTCCTTGGTTACGGAGAACTTCCCGAACGCTTCCACCAGTTTTTTAAGGGCTCCCGGTGACGTATCGGCTTTGGCGTTTAAGGTCGCCTCGCATTGGCTCTGTGCAGCCTCCACAACATCGCCAGGAATAATCCCGAGGATACAAGATCTGAGCCTCCGCGCCCCTTGATTCGCGACCATCTCGTAAATTTCGCGGGGGTCTTCAAGTTTATAAGATCCTTTTTTTGTATATCGCTTATGCCCGACTTGGAAAATTTTCACCTGCCGGACGTTGGTTTCGATGTCCCAGGCAAACGCCTCGACGGTGCTTTCGCCGTTCCGTTGTTCTAGTTCCCGAATGCCGAACTGGATATTCCCCCAATTCTGGGCGACACATTCTGCCAGTCGGATGGACGGGCCGGTGATATCCGTCCCGCCTTTAATATAAGAATAAAGAGCGGATTCAGCTAGCCCGGGGCGGCTACAAGCCTGTTCAATCCGATCCATGGCCTCTATCTGATTCCGAGGGAACTGCTTCGCGATGATCATGGCGGCCTGAGTCTCGGCTATCGCCCGTTGCTGCTCAACTTCAACAAGAGCGTCGGCTGCTGCGGGTTGGTGGTTTGGTTCAGTGATGATCCCTTGATACTTCGTGAGACTGTTTTCCATTTGTGTACTCCCTTTTAGGTCTTGATTATTTCAGCAATAGTCGTCTGGTCGGTTCGCTTCGGACAATATATTTTTTATAGAATTCTGGATTCTCAGCCTCAAACAGCTTGGCATTGAACCGCTTTGATCCGTTCCCAGCCTTCCATGTAGCCAGGACCTTGTTATTATCCATCAGCGTGTCGGATTCCCCGAACGCGGCCATAATGACGGTTTTCAGTTCGTCTTCTTCTTTTGCAATGGCCTTGATTTCCTTCAGCCTTGCGACTGCTGCCATCGCCACAGCATCAGCCTGGACCCGGCTTTCTTTTGATGTCCTCCCGTATTTCAAAAGCATGTCTTGGTAAGTGATCGGTTCGGGCGGGTCCCGGTTGATAACCCGGGACCAGAACCCGGTTTCTTTTTCAATCATCAACTCCATCAGCTCTGGCTCTGCCGGCACTTCATAAATCCTGAAGTCTGACCCTCCTATCAGGACGGCCACATCAGCCACGGGAATGGCGGTGATAAGCATATAGTGTTGAACTTGAATCATGTAAGAATCCGGAATCTCGTTTGATCCCGGTTCTCCCCATCCCTCAGCAGATCTGGCAGTTTTAATTTCAAGCACCCGGTTGTCGCTGGTGATGCCGTCTAAATTACCAATCATAAATTCGAATTTCGGGTGCGTAATGAGTGTATCAGGTACGACAACTTTTCTATTGGTGACATCCGCGTACCGCTGACGAATAACTGGTTCTAATGTTCTTCCCCAGAACATTGAATCGTTATCTTGTATTGGGTCAGTAGCCCCGACTTTGTCCATGTAAACTTGCAACGGGGTCTTCCATGGTGAAACGCCAAGGATGGCCCCTGCGTCAGACCCGCCTATCCCCTTTTTTCTGGCCTCTAAATCAAGAGCCATGTAATCCCCCTCCCTTGTCTGTTTTTTCTCTATATCGATCGTATGCGTTGTCCTCGGCATTGTCTGGCAACTCTTCCGGGAACGTTTCGCCGTTGTGTTTAAACTCTCTCCATGCATAAAGGATTTTTTCTGCTCCTCCGGCTTGGACAATGATCTCTGTAATCAAATCAGCGCATACGTTTTGGGCCTCCTCCGGGATTTCATATACACGCTTTTCGAATAGCCCCTGCAAATAAAAAGCACCGACTCTGAGTTTATTTGTCATGATTTTTAATCCTTCTTGCCAACTGGATCATCCCCTCTTCAAACAATGCCATATTCAACGTATCAAGATTGTCAACACCAATCCCAGACGTCTCAACAAGAGTTAAGTATCTGGACATGAAATCAGAAAAATCCTGCTTACTCATGCCACCAGTATTAATTGTGATTAAGGCGTTCTTGGTCCTCCTGGATGAATGGTTGTTGCACAGCCCGAACCCGTTGATCCTGTTCGTGCACCCGGGCCACTTGCACATTTGGTTCATCATCTTTACTGCATGGTTGTTCGCTGTCGGTAAAGTCGTGCCATCTTTTGATTTGTGTCTCTTCAGACCTTGCCGTAATATTGTAAACTTCCTTCCGGTGAACAGATATTTTTCATGGAGAGACCGGCAAGCTTCTTTCCCTATCGCACACAAGATACATGCCTCTGGTGCGGCGCATTCGATAGAACCGAAACCAAGCCCAGCTTCAATCGTGTCGAATATCATTTTTTGTTTTAAAACGCAAGACCGATATGTCATCTTGGTGTCGCTGCTTGGATAGGCGGGGCAAAAGAAAATGTCAAACTGGAATTCAGGAATGTTTGGCATTAGCATCTCCAAGCGGCACCGAAAGATCCTCCCAGTTTACGCATGCAGTCCCGTGCTTTGAAACGACAAGGCTCCCGGCTAAATTAGCAAGCCTTACAGCTTCGCTTGTTGAAGTCCCCATCGCTTTCAGTGCTGCGACTACAGCCACGACAGTATCTCCGGCACCAGTCATATCGCTGACGTTTACATTATGGCCTTGGAACAATTCGACTCTCCCGCCAGAGAATAACAGCATCCCGCTTGATCCACAGGTGATAATAACCTCTGCCCCTGGTAACCTCTTTTGAAGAACCGGGCCGGCTTTATAAGGGTCCGATTCGCCTGTAAGATCGAAAGCCTCCTTTGTGTTTGGGGTGATAATGGAAGCGCCGGCGTACTTCCAAGTGTTCTTGCCTTTTGGATCTACAACGATTATTTTGTTCAATCCTGCGCTTGCGATAACATGTGCCATAAATGTTTCAGTAATAAACCCCTTCCCATAATCAGAAACAACAATTGCATCAGAAGCCTCTATCATCCGATTGAGGTAGCTTATCGGCATTTGGTGTGTCAAATTGGTACAACGGATATCCGGAAATATGTCAAACAAACTCTCGTTGTCCACCCGGACAACACTCTGGCCGTTGGCTATGAATCTCTGCTTGGTTGTGGTCACGTGGTTCTTAGCGACGATTAGATTGATGTCTATGCAGCTCTTTATGCGTGACAGTTTCTCCCGGATCTGATTTCCCGCGTCATCGTCACCGATACAGCTCAATAGTCTAACATCACAATCCAGCGCGCATAAATTAACGACAACGTTCCCGGCACCGCCCAGGCTTGTCCTTGTCTCAGGGTTTAGAATTATAGGGACTGGTGCCTCTGGTGAAAGTCTATGTGCATCTCCGGACGTGAAAATATCCAGCATAATGTCGCCTATTACGAGGATCTTTGGTTTCATTCGATTTCCCTTTATTGACTTTTTAGCCATGCATCACGCAAACCATGCATCCACTTTTTCGTATTCCTCGACCATGTCTCCGTAACCAAGCTGTTTTACGAATTCACATAGAACATAGTCTGCTGTTCTGTGGGCCATTTCTGTGTTATCCATTCTCTGACACTTGGTCCTTTTCAAATAATAACCGCTCGACAATATCGCAGATGATATGACCGACCATGATGTGCATCTCTTGGACTCTGGCTGTGTATGAGGATAGGATAATTATTGAATGGGAACAACAAGAGTAAAAACAATATTGCCCTTCTTTTATTGGTGGCGAGCCGAATAGTCCGACAGTCTGGATCTGGTTATCAGATGCCCAGCACAGGGCATCGATCACGTTTTTTGATTTTCCACTTGTTGATATGCCGAAAGCCACATCGTATTTTTTAGCCAATGCCATGACTTGCTTTTTGAATATCTGATCGAATCCGAAGTCATTCCCAATGCTGGTAATTATGGAGCTGTCGGTTGTCAGCGCTATGGCTGGAAGGGGTATTCTATCCATCTGGAATCTGTTCACGAATTCAGCAGCGATGTGTTGTGCGTCTGCCGCGCTTCCGCCGTTCCCGA